GTTGCTCATCTGCCAGCCCGTACCGGGCATACGGCGGTATGCGCTGTTCACGCTGTAGGCAAGGTCAATGAGGTTGTCGGCGGTGAATGCACCCGACACACCCGTTGAACCTGTGACACCCGACGACGCGGCGGTGACGATGCCGTTGGGCAGCGTCGAATCCGTACCAGTCGTAAGGGCGGTGTTCACAGCGACACCGATGCCGATACCTGCTTCACGGGCAAGGAAGCCCAGCAGGTCAACACCCGAATCGTCCAGCATTTCACGCGACACCTGCACAAGGAATCCGTACTTGTAGGCGTTGAGGGTGACGAACGCTTGGAAGGTCGGGTCAGATTCGCTGAACGCCGAACCCTGCGCGGTGAGGGTCGCGGTGCTGTACGCGCTGGTGCGGGGAACCTGAAGTGCCTCGCCGCCTGCGGTGCGGATCATCGTGGACGTTTCAAGCATCGGACCGACGACGACCATGTGTTCAACGATCTGATCGTAGAACGAGGTCGGGACGGGTGCGCCCGTGCTGGTGGTAACAACGTCGCGCTTCTCAAACTCAAACGAACGAACCTCGCCACGGGCAAGCGAACGGATAACGGCTGCGTCATCCTGCTTGGGGGCGACATTCTCGCTGCGCTTGATGTCACGGGTTGCCTCAACGAAACGCTGTTCACGCGCCTCGTCATCCTGAAGTTGCTTGATGATTGCCGAACGGCTGTTCAGGTCATCGTTGATGCGTGCGTACTTTTCCGACTCTTCAGCCGAAAGTTCACGCTTTTCTGCCGCAGCCGTGTCAAGAAGTGCCTTCGCCTCTTCCCATGCACGGTTACGCAGTTCAATCTGTCGATCAATGTACGACATTGCGTTTCCTCTCTTGGGGGATAGTTGGGTTGTGGATTACCCGGGCGGTTCCGCACACAGGCGATTAGTCGCGGCTCACGCAAACTTTGAAAAGACTAGAACTGATGTTTCATCAATTCAAGATGCTTCAACGCGACTGACACCGATGCGGGTGTTTCCGCTGGTGTGGCGCGAAGTTTCGTGACCGCTTCCGACAACAGGGCTGCGTCATCGTCGTTCAGTTCCTTGCCGTTCTCCAACATGGTGAGCGCGTGGGCAAGTTTGTTTGCATCCGCACCAGTCTTTTCGGCAAGCAAATCAATCGACCTGATGGTTGCAGATGTTGCACGGTACGCCGGGAACCCTGTGACGACGCTGACTTCGTGCAGGCGCACTTCGCGCAGTTCACGGGTCGCACCATCTTCCGACCAGCGATCACCGTTACGGGGGACGCTAAACCCGAACGACATTGAATCAACGTCGCCGCGTTCCATCATCACCGCAAGATCACGGGCATACGAAGTGTCAGGCAGTTCCGTTTCCGTGTAAAGCCCCTTCTGATCCGTGGACAGTTTCAGGGTCTTGGCGCGGGTCGAAGCAAGAACCAGCGTGCTGTCATGGTTCAGGTACATCTTGACGTTGTTGCGGGAACGCAGCGTTTTATCGAACGCCCCGGGCATGATGCGTTCAATAAACGGCAGCGGTTCGCTGTCGCTGTTGAAAACAGCCGCATACCCCGTGAAGCGGGTTTTGCCGTTCGGCATTTGGCGCAGTTCAAATTCCTGCACCCATTGGCGGGTTTCAACTTCTGAAACGTCAATCTTGCTCATACCTTGTTCCTTCACTTGAATCACAGGCATCGCCGCACGGGAACCTGCTTTTGCGTACTTCGGATGATCAGGGTGCAACAAATCGTTGTCCCCGACATAGGAAGCATTTTCGGGTGCGCCTGTCCTTGCAAGATACAGAAACGCGTTGACCCGTGCCATTGCCCATTGTGCGCGACCGATGCCGGGACGGTGCGAAGTTGAGTATGCGCCAGCCCCGCGCCGATACACAGACTTCAATGCACCCACCCGCACACGGGTCCATTCGGGTTCGTTTTCTTCTGACATTTTTTCATTGTGTGTCGTTGCCTTGTTCTGCAACGCGGTTTCGGTCGCCTCATCTAATTCGATGTTGCCAGCCTTACCTGCTGCCGAACCGGGTTCGTTTTCGTCGCTACCTGTGATCTGATCTTTTTTCGGTGCTGGCGCATCGGCCCGTTCTTGTTCCGCGTCCAACCGTTCGACTACCCCTTCGGCGTAGCGTTGTGCGCGTTCCGCATCCGATTTCGTTGGCCCTGAACCCCACAGAAGATGTGCGACCAACCCGGGTGTCACGGGACGTTCGGCGGTAACCGCATCAAGGTCGTCAATGTGGCGTGCGATCCACGGACCGATGCGCCGCCACTTAGGTTCACTAACTCTGCCTGCCGCCATTTCACGGGCATCGCGCACCGTCGCAGGTTGCAAACCGTCGCCGCCTTCACCGTCTGCGTACAGTTCCAAACCGCGTCGCGCCGCGTCCCTCATGTATTCGGGGGGCGACAAATCAACCTGCCGAACCTCACGCGCCGATTCATCATCTTCGATTTCTTCTTCGGGTTCTTCTTCGGGTTCTTCCGCTTCCTGCCATGCGTTGCAGTAGAAGTCTCCGCGCACATAGTCGTCCCAACGGTGACACCATGCGACTAGCGCACCTTCCTGTTCTTGCGTGTTTGTTTCGTCGTAAAACGCGCAGTTGCCGCACGCCCGACCTTGCGGCACATCTTCGGAAAGCGACGGACGGTAGTTGTCAGGCAGCGCACGTTCCCCGCCCGGTTCGATACCTTCCGCGATAGATACCGCAACCATCTGTGCAATCGCCGCATCTTTGTTTGTGTGACAGCCGATGATTTCACCGTCATCTTTGACGGTTGCCCACCCATCACATCCAATGGGACTGTTCGTGATGTAGTACGGCACGGGTTATACCTCTGTCTGTTTCAGCCAAGAAATCACATGACCATTTTGTGACGACACAGCGTAAAGGGCTTCTAGCGGATTGATGATCAGGTCAATCGATTCTTCCTTCAGAACGCGATACCCATTTGATGTGGTGACGTTGGCATTCCCTAAATACAAATCTGCGGTGTTGTCGTTGTTGTGGATACGGATGCGGAACGGCATGACTTCCAACCCGTCAATCAAAGTCGGGGTAAGACCGATGGTGGTTTGACCGTTGGTAATCATCCGACTTCGTACACGGCTTCCGGGTTCGTCGGATCAATCTGCGCAATAGCCTGCAACTGTGTAGAAGGAACGCCCGTGTGGGTGATCGGCGGCAGACCCATTGCCTGCAACACCGCCGATGGTTCAAAGCCTGACTGCACTAACCGTTGTGCCATCTGCACCCGCTTGTCGGTTTCCACAAGGTTTGCGGCAGACAGATCGACGTTCGCCAACGGCACGCGGTACACATCGCCACCCTCAACAGCAGCCATGTCCTCTAGACGGTGAATGTCATTGATAGAAAGCCAGCCAGCCTGAATGCCCTGCGAATAAATGTTTGAACGGGTCTGCGAATCGCCACGCAACAAACCGTCCACGCTGAACTTGATGAACTGCCCTTCAGGAAGAAGTTTGCTGTACGCATCTTCCAGTTTCACGATGTAAGGCCGCAACGTGTGGGTAACGAAATGGATTTGGTTGGCCTCAACCGATGCGTATGACATTGCGCCCGGTGTGGTCACACCCAACATGGAAGGGGGGCAGCGGAAGATGCGCGCGATTTCTTCAACCGACATTTGCCGCGATTCCAACATTTGGGCTTCGTTCGGGTTCACACCCGTCTTGACGAACTTTGCGCCCGACGACAACACGCCCGGGCGATGCGCACGACGCAACCCCTTGTGCGACTGCTCAAACCCGTCAACAAGATTCTTCGCCTGTTCCTTCGTCAACGCACCCGGAAACTCAATGATGCCTTGTGTGGTGGACCCGTTGCCGAAGAACCGTGCCGCAAATTCTTCCAACGCCGCAGCCAACCCCAACTGTTCCTTCAACAAATCGATGCGGGATTCGCCACGCAACTGACCGGGCTTGCGCAAATCGACAATGTGCAGCATCTGATCAGGGGTCAAGGTTTCGTCATGGACCCTGTAGTAGATGCGCCCCAACCCGTCACGGTGGATCGTCACATGGTACGGGTTCAGGACGATCAGCCCGACAATTCCTTGATCGTCGCGCACGATCCGCACAAATGCGTTCCCGTCCACAAGCAGCGACACAAGTACCTGCTGGAAATGGTCAACCCGTGTCACATCAAGTTCAGGGAAATCCAGCCACATCGGGCGCGGGAACACAGGCAGACGTTCACCTTGAAACCTTCGATACGGCCCGACAGGAAGTGTGCTGATGCTGTCACAAATCAAACGCACACACGCATACACCGTGCCAATGCGCATAGCGGTTTCCTGTGTGACGACCGTGCCAGCCTTCGTTGACAGCGCGTATGTGTCGCCTGCACCCCAAATCGTTTGAAACGAAAGTGCGCGTTCTTCAGTTCTCGCCAACAGCCGTTCCAGCATTAGTCCTCACGTTCAGGGAAATCGCCAAACTAAAGAGTAGCAACAAGATTCCTGACACGATGAACCCCACCGCCGGGGCGATCAGGAACGCGCCGACGCTGACGCACAACACGCCAGCAACTTCCAGCAGCGCACCTAGACGGAATAAAAGATAGGTACTAGCGGTTCCTGCTGCTTTCTTGATGCGCGATCCAACGCCATCACCATCGCTATACATGAGTCAATCTTTCTTTTTGATTTGCCTTTGGATAGTCGCCAACCGTTGTCGGTCATGCGTTGCGCCGCTGACAGAACCTGATCGGTGAACGTGGGTGTACCGCTGTGCGCAATCTTTTGCGACACAATCAGTTCGTAGGCTGTGCCGCAGGCGGGAACCATACGGTTTGCAGACTGCGGAAATTCCAGCATCGGTAGCCCTTCGTCGTGCAGGATTTCCGCTGACCGTTGAAAGAACGCGGGGTCATACGCGACTTCAATCAGACGGTACTGCTGATGGATGGTGCGTAGGTAGTGTTCGACTTCGGCAACGTCAACACCTGATTCGGACGGATGCCAAATTTGTGCATGAACCCGATACTTGTCATCGTGTTTCTGACATAGCACGATGCCGATGCTGTCATGCTTCAACGCCATGTCCACACCAACGAACGTGTCATACCCGGGTTCCAGCCCTACGGTCGGATCGGTACAGCCTTCCCACGCCCCAGGCGGTAGCCACGATTCCTGCGCACGCACCCATTGATTCAGGCGGTATCGACGGAACGCCATTTCAGACGACTGCTTCACCGCAGATTTCATGTCGTCTAGTTCCAGCAAATTGCAGGCAAGGTTCGGGTTTGCTTTCAACCATTGGGTTTCGTCATGTACGTCGCAGTCATCGTCTGCCTGCCACCAAAAGAACCCGAACGTGGGGTCATCGATTTCGCCTGCGGCGCACCGTTTCCCGTACTGGAACAGTTGACCGCACAACGATTCCAAATCCCAGCCAGCGGTAGTGATCGCAATCGTCAACGGTTCAATTCGTGCGCCTGAACCCAACGTCAACGCATCCCACAGTTCGCTATTGGGCTGAACGTGCGCTTCGTCGAAGATGACCGTGGACGGGTTCAAACCCTGCGCCAATTTGCCATCCGAAGAAAGCACCCGATACACCGACCCGAACTGCGGCACTTCAATCGCGTCCCGATACACCCTGCATTCCGCAGCCAATAAAGGATTGTTCATGATCTGCGCACGGGTTTCCCCGAACACGATCCGCGCCTGCTGACGGTCACCTGCCGCGCTGTAAACCTCAGCCCCCGGTTCCCCAGCAAACAATGCGTAGAGGGCGATAGCGGAACCCATCAGGCTTTTGCCGTTCTTACGGGGCAACCCGATCAGGGCGCGTCGATACCGCAGCCGACCATCAACCCGTTCATACAGGCTGTCCAGCAGCCAGCGTTGCCACGGCATAAACGACAGGTCCAACCCCGCGTTCCTGCCCTTTGTGACCGCGCAGTATTCTTCCGCGAAACCAGCGATGAAATCGCCATCCGTTTCCGCACCCAACGGGGCGGTGAAGAACGCTGGCAACCAATCAGGCTTTTGCAGCGCGTCGCGCTGCGATGCGTGCATGAAGTTTTGCGAACTCGTTTTCTTTGATTTCGCCAACCTGCAACCTTCCCCTATCCACCGGGTTCATACCCAGCGACGCTAAACCCGACATGATCTGCTTTTCCAATTCGCGCAACGCCTTCCGTTCCCGCCACGCCGACTGATCCGCAAAGACGATGCCACGCAACCGCCACCGTTCATCAGTCTGCTCACACACCAACAGCACCTGTTCCGCATCCGACTCAGGGCGAAGCCACGCGGCGCACGACCGCCACACCCGATCCCACAAATCACGCCCCGGCTGACCCAACGGGCGATGCGGTTCAGGCGCAGAACCCTGCGTCGGCAACGCAATCACAGCAGCCTTCGGCAAAGGTCTACGCCCCGGGTTCCCTGTGCGTGCCTTCTGTTCCGCAGGCTTTCGATTTGCGCCCCCCGAACCTTTACCGCCCATCATCATCACTTTCTGTGGTTGTCCTGTGGATAACACTAAAACATCTTTTGCTGCTACCGCACACAGAGAGT